CTACTACAAATACTTCTTTTAGATATAGAGCAGGCAGAATGATGTATAATCAAACTGGTGCTATATCGTCTTTTAGAATTGCAACAGAATCAGGTGGCGGCGATTTAAACGGCGGCGAAGTTCTACTGTATGGAGTAAAATAATGACATTAAAAATAACTGAAGTTAATGCTGAAACTGGCGAAACTATTTTAAGAGATGCAACCGAGGCTGAAATTGCTCAAATAGAAAAAGATGCTCAAGAAGCAGCGCAACGCAAAGCCGAAGCCGAAGCAAAGGCTGCCCAAAAGGCAGCCCTGCTAGATCGGCTAGGGATTACTGAGGAAGAAGCTAAACTACTTCTAGCATAATCTTGAGGGATTGTTCTAAAGACCAAGGGCTGTTTTTAGATCGTCTAGAGTCAGCCCTACTGAAGCCAATTTTTCTTCAACTGTAAGTTCCTTAAATTCAGCAATATGAGCATCTATTGCAGCCTTTAAGTCTGTTTCAGTTGCATCATTATTTTCTGCTAAACCGACGGCAGTTATTTCATTGGCATCGTCTGCTGATGCGATTAAACCTAAGCCATTGAGCTCTTTATCTAATTGCTCTAAATTGATTTTCTTATTTACTCTTATCATTATGATCCCAAATCTATAACTGATATTACGCGGTTGTTGTAGAAACTTGTTCCACTTGAAGTTTTGAATTTCATTGTAAAAGTGTTTGAGCCAGCAGTCAAAGTAAATTGAATTGCTCTAAAAATAGAAGCATCTCCATTCTCGGTGCTTATGCGGTTATCGTCATTAACAGATATTGTCGTTGCGCCTGAAACAGCTATGCTGCAAGAAGCCAAAGCACCGCTTGCTGGATTAGTTTTTGCACCGAATAAAACTAAGGCTTTTGTGCCTGTTGTGACGGTGACCGAAGTGACGGTTGATAAATCTGTGTAAGAAGTGCTACTAGTTGATTCGTTCGCTGTTGTATTGACATACCCTGTAGTCAAACTTGCAGCAGCAGGTGCTTGCCACTTAAGTCCTGTGGATTGTGCGCTATCCGCTACGATGCTTCAGCTTGGCAAGGGGATTGTTCTTGGCACAATCGTGTGCGATTGTGGTTGACAACATAGGTTATTGTTGGGCTATGGAACTTATAGAGATGGAAGCCATCAAGGAAAAACTCCTTGCTCGGTATCAAATGCAGGGCTTTTCAATGGCTCTGTTTCGCAATGATTACAACCTCCTGGTAAGAATGGGGGTTCATCCTCAGCTCGCAACAGTTGAGGACATAATGGCAGCCGTGATGGTGCCAAAAGCCGTTTCAACAAAAGGCACCTACGCAGCTCGCTTTCGATCCTTATTCAAGACCCTGAACAAGATGGGTGTCATTTCTAACAACTGTTATCTTGACCTTCCACCTGTTCGCAAATCTCGCGGGCTACCGCACCCACTAACGCCAAATGAAGCAAGGCTTGTGATGACCGAAGCCAAGCAACCAATGCGCGATTGGTTCATCATCGGATGCTCGGCAGGACTGCGAGCGATGGAAGTTGCCAACCTCAAAGGCATTGACCTAGAGCAAAGAGATGATGGCTACATTTTAAGAATTGCGGGCAAAGGCGGAACTGACTTGTCGGTTCCTGTGGCCCAAAAGGTGGCAGATGTAATTCTGTCCTACAAGACCCAAGGTCGTCTGTGGAATGTGACAAGCAATTGCCTTTCCAAGATGACGAGCGCAGAGATGAAGCGCCTAAACATTGAGGTCAAAACCTTCCACGCCTGTCGCCATTATTTTGCAACCAATATGCTTGAGAAATCAGGCGGTGACCTTTTAGCAGTGCGCGATTTGATGCGACACTCATCGGTTGCAACGACTCAGGTTTACACTCAACTCGCATCGGGGCGAACAAGGAATTTGGTCAATCTATTATGATTTCCGACATCTTTCCCATCACTCGCACCATTGATGACCAAATAGATGATTTTGAAAACTTGGGGTTCTTGAAACAGGAGAAAAATGGCTTCCTCAAAACAAGTGCTTGTCAACTCAACTGCTCAAATTATCGTTGAAGCGTATGGCGAAAATCGCCGAGTTGTCTTGCACAATAGCAATGACCATCCCTGCTACAGTGGTGGCTCTGATGTGACAAGTAGTAATGGAATGCAATTTCCAAAAGATACAAATTTAGATTTTCTAGTTCCTATTGGCAGTGTTCTTTATGCTGCCACGGCGGGAGCTAACACCACCACAGTTTCCGTTCTTTACTTGGAGCCATAAAATGAGCGCAGTTGATTGGGCAGGCTTTATCGTTGCCTTGATAAGCATAATTGGATCAGTGGCCATTGGCATCAAATGGCTCGTCAAGCATTATCTAAACGAGTTAAAGCCAAATGGTGGCTCAAGTTTGAAAGATTCGGTCAACAGATTAGAACGACAAGTTGAAGAGATTTATAGAATCCTTCTAACAAAGCGGAAATAATATGTGCCAAGCAGATAAATTCATAGCCACCGCAGTTGCCGAACTTGGCTATATTGAAGGCCCTGCTGATAATGAAACAAAATATCAAAAGGCAAATCAGCCTTGGTGTGGTGCCTTCGTCAATTGGTGTGCCAAGCAAGTTGGTTTGAAGATTCCTGATTGCACCTACACACCGGCAGGGGCAAAGGCATTTGCCTCTGCGAAGCGTTGGCAAGACCTCGCCACCGCCGAGCCGATGCCTGGCGACTTAGCCTTTTTTGATTTTCCAAATGATAGCCTTGACCGCATCTCCCACATCGGTATCGTTGAAGAAGTCAAAGGCAATGGCACTGTCATCGTCATCGAAGGCAACACCTCACCTGATGTCAAAGGCGACCAACGCAATGGCGGTCAGGTATGTCGTAAGATTCGCGCATACAAAGTTAAAAATCGCGGAAAGTTCCACCCATCTCTGCCGGTGTTCATTGTGGGCTTCGGCAGACCTAAGTTCAAGGAGTGCAAATGCTCGACAAAGAAAAAGTCATCGCAGTTGGAAGCACCTATGCAAGAGCAGGAGCAGCCTCAGTCGCAGCTCTATACCTCGCAGACCCATCGCGCCCTCTAAAAGATTATGTTGCCTGCTTCGTTGCAGCATTCCTTGGCCCGATATTAAAGGCCATCGACCCGAAGGCTTCAGAGTTTGGGCGCGGAAGTAAGTAAGAAAATGAAATCGGGGAAGATTTTGGATGAGGCTAAACGCCTCACCGCAACGGATCGCCAAGATATTTATGGCGACCCATACATCAATCACAAGCGCATCGCCGACCTGTGGAGTGTTTATCTTGAAAAAGAGATAAGTGCTTCACAGGTCGCTTTGTGTTTATGTCTTGTCAAAATTGCTCGCTTGATTCAGACACCTGACCACGAAGATAGCATCATCGACTTGGCGGCTTACACCGCCATTTATGGGGAAATCAATGATAGTGAAAAATAATCTAGTGCTTGTGCCAACTAGAGGCAGGCCAAAGAATGCAGTTGAAGTTCTGCAAGCTCACAGGCAGTTCTCTTGTCGCTCTGACCTGCTCTTCGTTGTGGACAAAGATGACGAGGAACTAATCAATTATCGCACCGCAGTCGGTGTCGAATACATCTTGGAGATTGAAAACACCACAAGGGGAATGGCTTATCCTGTCAATGTCGCTGCCAAGAAGTATGTTGACGAATATGACTTTTTCACCTTCATTGGCGATGACCATAGATTCAGAACACCTGATTGGGATATTGAATTGAGTAAAGCCATAGGCACCGCCCCTGGCGTGGCTTATGGCAATGACCTTCTTCAAGGCGAGAACTTGCCAACTGCTGTGATGATGTCAAAAGCCATCGTCAGCGCCCTTGGCGGGATGGTGCCACCGAAACTTCGCCATCTTTATCTTGACAACTTTTGGAAGAAACTAGGTCAAGACCTTGGCAACCTCGTTTATCTGCCCGAAGTCATCATTGAGCATTGCCATCCACTAGCAGGCAAAGCCGAATGGGATGAAGGCTATCGCTCTGTCAATGCCCGTGAAATGTATTCATTCGATGCCTTGGCCTATGACTTTTACATCAAGAGCGAGGACTATCAAGTTCTCTTGCGAGATTTATTGAAATGAGAGCAATTGCCTTTTCCTTATATGGCAATGATCCGCGCTACACCATTGGAGCTATCAAGAACGCAATTCTTGGCTCGCGTTATTTTCCATTTGAGGATGGCTTCCGTTTAGTCTTTTATGTGGGCGAAAGCGTTGATGAATGGGTCATAAGCACTTTGAATCTTGTCAAAGGCGTGAAGATTGTAAGGATGAGTGAGGTAGAAAATAACACCGCAAGGCTTTGGCGTTATCTTGCTTTTGCTGACCCGCAATTTGAAGTGGTCATCTGCCGTGATGCTGATGCCCGCTTGTCTTTTCGTGACAGAATAGCCCACGAAGAATGGGAGCAATCAGGTCTTGATTATCACATCATCAAAGACCATCCTTCAGGTCATAATTACTTAATAAGCGCAGGAATGTTTGCCGGCAAGACTTACAAGTTGCGGGATATGCAAGAGCTTATTGCCGACAATAACCCTGGCGATTTCTACACCACAGACCAAGCATTTCTTGCAACTATTATCTATCCAAGGGTCAAGGATTCAATCCTGATTCACGATCCTTTCTACAACACCGCTATTGAGGGCAAGTCAATAAGAACAGGCATTGCCTTTGATGCGCCAACTAAACTTTCCCACATTGGCGCAGCTCTTGATGAGAATGACCGCTTCATCTTCAGGATTGACCGCGATGCTCAATTGGCAGAAGCCAACACTGAGAAATACAAATACGAGAGCGACAGGTGGGGGAAATGAAAATCCTGATTACAGGCGATGCAGGCTTTGTTGGCACTAATTTCAAGAAGCATTTAGATTCTAAGCGCAACTCCATCACAGGCATCGACATCAAGAACGGCCGAGATGTCAGAGATTTCTTTGCCAAAGATGACACAAAATTTGATGTGGTGATTCACTTGGCAGCTATTGTCGGCGGGCGAGCAACCATTGAGGGCAACCCACTGAGCGTTGCTGCTGATTTAGCTATTGATGCAGACCTGTTCCAATGGGCTTTGCGAACGCGCCCTGGACACATTGTCTATTTCTCATCAAGTGCTGCTTATCCCATTTATCTGCAAAAACTAGAATATAAGCAGAGCCTCAAAGAGTTCGACATCAACCTTGAGCATATCCGCACCCCTGACTTGACCTATGGTTGGTCAAAGTTATCAGGCGAGATGCTCGCCTCTTATGCTCGCAATGAGGGCCTGAAAGTCACAGTGTTGCGACCATTTAGTGGCTATGGAAGCGATCAAAGCCTTGACTATCCATTCCCATCTTTTATCAAACGAGGCAAAGAGAAGGCAACCCCCTTTGATGTTTGGGGTCGTGGAACGCAGGTGCGCGACTTCATCCACATTGAGGATGTCGTCAAAGCAACCTTTGAGGCAATCACAAATGATGTCAAAGTTTCCAATTTGTGTTCAGGTCGCCCAACTTCATTCATTCAATTGGCAGAGATGGTGATGTTGCAAGCGGGTTATTTGGCTCAAATAAGAACCAACCCGAAGGCACCTGTTGGGGTTGCCTATCGGGTCGGAAATCCTGCTCGGATGCTTGAGTTCTATCAGCCAAAGATTTCTTTGGAAGAAGGCATCGCTCGCGCCTTAGCAAGTGACTAGAACTGTTGCTCCATTTTCTTGATTCTGCGGTTGATGTATTTAGGCCCAAGCCAATCCATAAACCATTGAGGGAAGATGACCGCACTTGGTTGTCGTTTTGGCATAAATAGAATCATCAGAAGCGGAATCCAAAAGCCATAAAAGGCTGAGAATAAAGTCCAAATGATGATGCTTCTACCAATGGCAAAGGCGTAGAACGCGGTGAAGAATACGATGAGCAAATCCCATCCATTCATTTAGCACCATCCCATCACAGGGGCAGGCTCAATGTCTTTGACAACTTCATAGAACTTGCCATTTTCGTGAAGTGATCCTGCGGTGACTACATATCCATTGAACTTAATATCAACGCCATCGCGCAATTTGCCAGGATATGTGGGCGCAGTAGCTTGATAGTAGAGATGCAGACCATCACCTGTTTCAACTGTGAAGGTGTTGGTATCTAAGCCTTCAGTTGTTCCGCCATTTCGATAGTCAACATCAAAGACAACAAGACCTGATGGCGCACAAGCAATGGCAATGTTTAGAAGCGGTGACTTACTAAACCATTTATTGACAACCTTTGGGTTGTTGCTCGCTGACTTATAGCCTTGCTTTGCTATTGGAAAGAATGGCGTTTTCTGTTGAGGATAGCAAGGCATCACATACCAACCGCGTTCGGCAAAGGCAGTTGCAATTTCGGCAGTTGTCATTTGACGAACTCCTTTAAGAAGTCATTGATGGCTTCTGAAACTGTCTTGCCTTCTGACTTTGCCTTCGCCTGCGCCCTTCGCCACAACTGCTCTGAAACTCTAATCGAGCGAATCTTTTTCAACTTCATCACCTTTGCTTTCGATAGATTCGTAATTGGTCACTAAGAGCCATTGTTCTGTGCCTGAATCCCACACAACCTCAAATTCATAATCCTGCTCTTGAATAAACTGCCTACCAAGTAGAAGAGCAGGATAAGAATCAAACCAATAAGCCCAACGATGCTCATAACTTTTTACACTTGGCTCAAAGCGCCCATCCTTTGCTCTCCAACTATTATCCCATTCCATTGAGCATTGGTGCAGATACATAAAATCCTGATTTGTAAGATTCATTTAGCCATCTCCATCCAAGGTGTGCAGGTTTCGCAAGGAAAACTTGCTTCACTGTAAACAACCCACCAATCAAGAGGTGTGATGTGATTTCTTGCAGTTGGATTATTCTTAATCGCAGACTTCAAATAAACTCCTGCGTGTTCATCGCAAGTGACATTGCCACCTGTTCCAACCCATAGACGATTCTTTGTCATTATGCACCAACCTTCTGATTGCGATGCATCCGATAATTGATAGCAACTGCGCCACTAGCAAGTTCTTCATCAATTTTATTAACAACCATTGCTAAGTTATATGGAAAAGTATTGCCACCACCATTTGCACCTTCATAGCGATAACTGAAACCTGAGTTATCTAAGCGCCTTGTTATTGAGATTCCGCGATAGTCATAACCATAAGCGGTCTTGATAAGTTGCGCTCTCTGATCCTTTGTCATTGTCTTGCCTTCCTTTGGAGCTACTACCTTTCACTCCAATACCCATAAAATAGCCTATGTGTGGGCGTTTGTCCATACGCTACTAATAGACCCCTTCGGCGTGTCGGACTAGGATGTCAGCCCTTCCCCTCATACTTAGGGCAACACGAAAGGGGAATTATGCAATACGCACTATTTGGCGGTCTGATGGCCGTTCTAGGGCTTCTGTGGGCTATTTTAGCCCTCCACGATGACCCATTGAGAGAAGGTATCAGACAGGCGCAGGCGTGGTCTAAAAGCCAAAACAGGCTCAGGAAGGTGCTTTCTGAATGAACCTATTTTCAGTCCACAACGCCTCTGATGGCTCATTTGTTGTCTATTTAGAAGAACAAGATGCCAACCTAGACCTCTTGGAAGATGTCGTGGGTCAGGTGCCTTTATTGGCTTTATCTCGCCTGGCAGAGCATTCTCGCCTAGAAGTCATAAATCAACCTGAAGCTGCAAGGCTTCTTGACAAGGTGCGCCAGCAATTGCCTGATGTCACAGTCAAGGTCGCGCAAATCAATGAGGATGAGGCGTTGGCATTGGCCGAGGCTCTTATCGATTCAGTGAAGTTTGCCCGCGCCATCGCCGGTCGCCCGATGAAACTTGAGTTGGTTAAATAATGGCCAATCCGAATGGTCGCAAAGGCGCTGCATTTGAAATCGGAGTTCTCAAGTGGTTGCGATCTCGCGGTGTCAATGCAGAGCGTTTGCGACTATCGGGTAGCAGAGATGAAGGCGACATAGTTGCCATCATCGCAGGCAAGAGCTATGTGCTTGAATTAAAGAATCGCAAATCCATCTCATTGCCGACCTTTTGGGATGAGGCTGTGGCTGAAGCGAAGAACTTTGCTAAGGCGCGGGGCCTGAGCCAAACCCCACCGGCATTTGTTGTTGTGAAGAGAAGAAACTCATCAATTGAGAAAGCCTTTGTCATTCAAGACTTTGAGTCTTGGTTAGGTGAAAGGCAATAGTGAATGCTCTTCAACACTTCTATCCTGCGCTTCCACTTCTTCCCGAAGCGAGTTGCAAAGGCATTATCAACCCAAACTTATTTTTTCCTGAATCAAAAGAACAAGAGGCAAAGTGCCTCCCAATCGTGCGCACAATTTGCGCAGGTTGTCCTGAACGAAAGGAGTGCTTGGACTACGCGCTCAAGGAACAGATACCTCACGGAATTTGGGCAGGCACCACGCCTGCACAGCGAGGATTTGGGCAAGGATTTAAGAATAGGAAAACAGGGCGAGTCAATCGCGCCAGTGCCATCCGATCCTTGCATTCTTTTGGGCGAACACCCAAAGAAATCGCAGCTACTATGAAAATCGAATTGAGTTATGTCACTCAGGTTCTCAAGAGAAGCGCGAAATTAGAAGGAGAATCCCAATTACTCAAAGAAGAAAAACACTCAGGGGAATCATCATCATCATCGGAGTCAGCGCAATGACCTCAATGTTTGTCAACGCAGCGTTTGCGCCTCAGCCGGCAATTCCTGCCAGCATTATCTACAAAGAAAGACCTATTTTGAAGCAGGTTGAAGCCAAGCAATTGGCAAAGAAACTGCTTACAAAGAAAGAATTTTCTTGCCTAACAAAATTGCTAGGTAAGGAAAGCGCCTGGAAAGCAGAGGCCAAAAACCCTACTTCAAGCGCAAAGGGCATCGGACAACTTCTCGATGCCACCTATCGCAACCTTGGAATGAAACATTCTGAGGCATCAGTTGCCCAACTTGTGGCAACTCTCGCCTATATCCACAGGCGACACTTGACCCCTTGCAATGCTTGGGATCATTTCAAAAAGAAAAATTACTACTGAAAAAGGTCGGGGTTATGTCAATGGAGTTAGAGAAGGGCGTGGTTGACTTTGACGAGAACATCGCAATGTGGCTCGAACAATACCGCCACGCCCTTGCCAAGATAAAAGAATGGGAAGAAGTTGCTGATGTAGCTCGCTCCCACATAGAGGCATCGTTAGGTGATAATGAAATCGGTCTTTACAGAGGCCGAGAAGTAGTCAGATACACCTCAGTGACCTCAACGCGCTTTGACACCAAACGCGCCAAGGAAATCTTGCCACCACAGGTGCTTGATCTCCTGCAAGTCCAAAGCAGTCATCGCAGATTCACTCTTGTTAACCAGGATGAAGAATGAGCATTCCTTATCTAAATCCTGTTGAGCCAATTGTTCCGATTATTCCGGACTATGACGATGAAGAAGAAGAGGATGATTGATGACTTTCACATCACCAGTTTCGGCTGCTAAATCTCTCGGCCAAGGTTTGTCTGAGATAATTACGCAGGCAGGAATTTGGACTCCAAGAGCCAAACAAGTTGTCATCGGGCCAAGTGAAATTGGCCACGACTGCACAAGGCGACTTGCCTACAGGCTCTTGGATTGGGAAAAGACAAACGAAATGGGTTCATCCAATTGGAGCGCCCAAGTCGGCAGCGCAATTCACAAATATCTTGCAGATGTCTTTGCAAGAATTGAAGGCTATGAAGTTGAGCAGAGAGTCATCATCCGTGGCAATTTAAGCGGAACAATTGATCTCTATGACAGCTTTCGTGGCATCGTTATAGATTGGAAAACAACAAGTCCTGCCGCAATGGAGCGAAAGCGCCGTGAAGGTAAGAACGAGCAATATCACACACAGATTCAACTCTATGGCTATGGCAAGGCACAGACTGGAGCGATTGTAAATCAGGTCGCTCTTGTCTATCTGCCAACAAGCGGTGGCATAGATGAGATGCACATAGAACTTTATGATTATGACGAGTCAGTTGCCTTGAAAGGTCTTGAGCGAATGGACAACATTCAGGCGCTCTTGGCACAAATTGATGTTGAAAACAACCCACAGATGTGGGAGAAGATTCCAGCAAAGGCAAACCGACTCTGCAACTATTGTCCTTACTTTTTACCTTACTCAAAAGACCTCTCGAAAGGATGCTTCGGTGAAACCGCGACTCGTAATTAGTCCAATGAAGCATTGGGAAGCAAGAATCCTCAACTCTGTCGCTTGGCTAATTGGTATGCGCGGTGGCTCTGTTGGCTATTGCTGGATTGAAACAACTGAAGAAGCTGATGAAAATGACATTGAAGTCACAATTAATGACATAGTAAAAAATAATGAAGAAGATGAAATGAACAAACAAACAGAAAAGGAGTCGGGGGAATGACCTTCGCATCACCAGGATCACAAAGCGAGTCAGTGAAAGTGGCAGACCTTGCCAATCACTTGCTCATCATCACGCCTACTGAATACAAGACAGGGATTCAAACTGTCCACGGCATTGCCGAGGCAGTCGAAGTCAATGTCTATGACCTTGATACAAACACAGAATATAGTTCTTTGCTTTGGTTCAATGTCGCCCTACGCAATTCACTAAAGACCAAAATCGGTCACAAAGTATTGGCCCGCATAGGCCAAGGCACTGCCAAGCCTGGCAAGAGCGCGCCTTGGATTCTGCTTGATGCCACAACAGATGCACAAGCATTGACAAAGGCAAATGCCTATCTTTCATCAGGGGCTAAGCCTGCGCCGGTGGCAACGCCTGCGCCTGCGCCTGTGCCTGCGGGATTAGAAGGTTTATCACCTGAAGTTGCAGCTCTACTTGCTCAACTAGGAGCAAAGCCATAATGAGCGAAATTTATAGTGAATGGACAACAGTCCAATATCTTGCGGCAATCTTGGCAGTTGCGATTGAAATTGGGATACACGAAGGAGTGCCGGAGCAACAACTCAAAGATGCAGTCAATGAGGCTGCCAATAATCCATAAACACTTTGAATCAGGCGGTTTTCCTTCCGTCACCGCCTGATGTCATAGGTTGTCGGTGCAACCTTTCCACCGACAACCACCGCAGGGCTTGGGAGCGATGAGATACGGGGTCATTCATCGGCAGGTTCGATTCCTGCCACTGCACTCGATTAAAAAAAGGAGTGAAATGTGTCGCCATATCTTCCAAATCATTGGAGTTGCAATATGCCCTGACTGTGGCCGTGACACCCACGAAACAGATTGGCAAGAGCAGTTAAGGCTTCATAGGCAATGGATTGCAGATGGGAAGGCAGATTGGAATATCTGTCCACAGGGCGGAACGATTAGGGGATGGTGGTCAATATGAGAACAGCAGTTTCACTCTTTGCCGGTGTTGGCGGCTTTGACTTAGCTTTAGAGCGAGCAGGAGTCAAGGTTGTTGCATCGGTGGAATGGGATAAGAACGCGCAAAAAGTATTGCAAAGGAGATTTCCGAACTCCACAATTTTCGGCGATATTCAGGGGGTAAGCGGTGAACAATTACGAGCAGCAGGATTTAATCCAACCGGCGGAATCATCACAGGTGGATTTCCTTGCCAAGACCTTTCCGTTGCTGGAAAGCGAGCAGGGTTGGCAGGGTCGCGTAGTGGACTTTTCTGGGAAATCTGCCGACTCCTTGACGAAACAAGAACGGAAACTTTTATCCTCGAAAATGTGCCTGGTCTACTTTCCTCAAATAACGGAAGAGATATGGCCTGTGTCGTTGAAGCGTTGGTCGAGCGCGGGTATCGCATCGCTTGGCGGGTGCTTGATGCTCAATACTTCGGAGTTCCCCAAAGACGGCGCAGAATCTTCATTGTCGGATGTCTTGGAAACTCAGGGGGATTACCTGAAGAAATACTCGCTATCGCAGAAGGCCGCGCAGGGTATCTTACGAAGGGCGACAAGAAGAGGCAAGACACTGCCGATGGCACTTCAGGAGGCGCTGCAACAGGTAGCACAGTCGGAGCTTTAACAGTTGCCGATTTAACAAAAGGACAAGGCAATCATCAAGGAGTTGCCGCAGGTCTTTTACAGGTAGTCGATGTGGTTCGTTAAATCTAAAAGAGCGCAGACAAGTGACGATGACGAAACTTGGTTGCGGGGGGGGGTAGTGCCAACATTGAATGCGTTTGATATTGGTGACACAAGAGCAACAGTAATTATTTTAATGAGAGAACGAGAAGGGAAAGCGGGGGGGGGTAAAGGATTCTTGTTAGCAGAAGATAAAGCATTTACATTGGCAACGAATAATTTTCACACAGTCTTTATTTTAGATGGAACGAGAGTAGGAGATGTCAGAGTTTATGAAGATTCAGTTATGCAAACAGTTATTCAACGATGGGGAACAGGCGGTGGGAATGTGCCAATGATTTTTCGAATAGATGATGAAAGAGAACTTGAGAAGCAAGAAATTCAAACAAGTATTGGCGATGAAGGCGCACCTACCGATGAGCCAAACAAAGAAGCATCGACAGTTGTTGCTTTTTCTCCATCAAGTTTTGCTAATTATTCTGAAGGGATGGGAACTTTGAGAGCAGGTATGACTACAAATAATTCACCATTAGCTGTTGATATTTACAATCATTCTGTATCCGAAACGAATCAAACTTTAAGAAAAGGAAGTGGGGGGCCTGATCACACAGGGGTAATTTTGACTGAAGTCGCATTTGATACATTTAACCAAACAGTAAGCGACAAAAATCAAACTATTAAGGCGCATAGTGCAAACAATGAAAACATTGGAACTGTTTTTGAATCATCAGTGGTGCGCCGCCTGACACCGACAGAGTGTGAACGCCTACAAGGATTCCCCGATGGATGGACAGATGGCCAAGCCGATTCGCACCGCTATAAACAGATGGGCAATGCGGTGGCGGTGCCTGTAGTCCAATGGATCATAAACAGAATTATCAATTAAGAATTAGACGGGGGAAAGATGAAAACAGACATACTATTGACAGCCTTAGAGTTTGCTCACCAAGGCATCTCAGTTGTGCCGGTGGCAACTGATGGCACCAAGCGCCCTGGCATTGCCTCTTGGAAGCAATATCAAGAAAATAGGCCGACAACCGCAGAGTTGATGACTTGGTTTGCTGATGCCCAAGGCGTTGGTGTTATCTGTGGCAAAGTTTCAGGCAATCTTGAGATGTTAGAGCTTGAAGGAAGAGCTGTCGCCGACAAAATGCACCTTGATTTGAAAGAGATGGCAGGCAACGCGGGTCTTGGCGAAGTATGGGATCGCATCAACAATGGTTATGTTGAGATGACTCCATCAGGCGGGATTCATTGGCTCTATCGCATTGACGGAGAAGTTCCTGGCAACACAAAACTTGCAAGAAAGCCAGGAGATGAGGACAAAGTTGAAGTCTTAGCCGAAACAAGAGGCGAGGGAGGCTTTGTCATTGTCGCACCGACCAATGGCACCTGCCACCCGTCAGGCGGAGCGTGGACAATGTTGGTCGGCTCGGCCAAGTCTATTCCGACCCTGACAGTCGCCGAACGCCAAGGACTACATCAACTCTTTGCCACATTTGACTGCGTTCCAAAGGTTGAGTTTGTCACCGAGGAACTTGCGCCAAAAGGTGGCAATTTAACTCCTGGCGATGATTACAACGCGAAAGTCACTTGGGAGCAGGTCTTAGAGCCTCTCGGTTGGAAGAAGGTTTATACCAACAAGGCAGGTGTGACGAGTTGGAGGCGACCAGGCAAGTCTGAAGGCATCAGCGCCACAACAAATCACGCAGGCAATGACAAGTTCTTCTGCTTTAGCAGCTCAACACAGTTTGAACCTGAACGCTCTTATTCAAAGTTTGCCATCTTCACACTTGTTGAGCATCAAGGAGATTTCACCGCCTCTGCCCGCGCCCTACGAAGCCAAGGCTATGGCGAGGCACGCAAAGAGTTAACAAGCCTAGAAGTTCACTCACCTTCGCTCGTTCAACTACACGATGAGGAAGGCAACATCAAGGAATCCTCTTGGATTCCAAAAGAGATTGGCGAGGATCAGTTAGAAGAAGAAGAGCCGCCTTCAATGCTTAGACGAGAGGATGGCAACTGTCTGCTCTATGCAGGCAAGATAAATGCCATCTTTGGCGAGTCTGAATCAGGCAAGACTTGGATAGCACTTGAAGCCATCAGGCAAGAGCTTGAGAAGAACAACATAGTCTTTTATTTAGACTTCGAAGATTCAGCTCGCTCGATTCTAAATCGCCTAAAAACTTTGAGAGTCAAGCAAGATAAGTTCAAAATGTTTAGATATGCCAACCCTGATGAGCCACTTGGCGAAGGTATTGGCGAGATTATGAGAACTCAGATTATGGCTTATCTGCCCACTCTCATTGTCGTTGATGGGGTCAATGCAGCTATGAACTTACTTGGCTTAGATTTAGAGAAGAATAAAGATGCTACTCACTTCTCACAGAAGGTCTTAAAACCCCTTCGAATAGGTGGCGCAGGCATTCTGACAATTGACCATGTCACAAAGAGCAAAGACAACCGAGGCAATTACGCTATCGGCGCTCAAGCAAAGAGAGCTGACATCGATGGCGCGGCCTTTGCCGTGTCTGTGGCCTTGCCATTTGGCAGGGGCATTGACGGGGCCTTGGATATAACTTGCACAAAGGATCGCCCTGGCTTTGTCCGTGCCATCTGCCCTGATGCCAAGACTGTCGGCGTTGCCAACCTCAAGAGCCTTCCCGATGGTGGGATTTCTGTATCAATATCAGGTGGCACTGTGAAGTTATCCACAAGGGAGTCCAAGATGGAGGCGGTGTCAACATTTTTGGACAAAGTTGGACACGGGGTTGGTCGAAATCAAATTGCTGATGAACTCCGTGACCGTGGTATTGGAATCGGTAATAATGAATTGAAATTCATTTTAGATGCCTTGGTTGCTGGCAATTTTGTGAATTATCGTAAAGATGGTCAGAAATACCTGTATGAATTCAAGAAATCATTTAATGCTTTTGATGTTCAAGTCTTGGAGCAAAAATGAAAATTCAAAGAATTTGGGCAATGCCTTCTCGTTGGACTTTTGAAGTCAAACCAATAAAAGAGCTTTTGGAAAGGTATGAAGTAGGCATAGGTTGGATTGACCCATTTTGTGGGCGATTTTCACCTGCTGAATTCAAAAATGACTTAAATCCTAGTAATGAAAACGCTGAATTTCATTTAGAAGCTTATGATTTTTTAATGCTAAAGCAATGGCCTATTCAGGGCGCGCTTTTTGATCCACCCTATTCATTGGTTCAAGTTTCAAAGTCTTATGCTGAAATCGGATTAAAATTCAAAGGCAAAGAGAACCCCACAGGCGGGTTTCCTAAAGTAAGGAAGCGTTTGTCACAACTTTTACCAATAGATGGAATCAGTATTTCTTTTGGATGGAATAGTGCTGGACTCGGGAAAGTCAATGGAATGGAAATTGTTGAAATTTTGCTTGTGGCGCACGGGGGCAATCGCAATGACACAATTGTCACTGTTGAAAGAAAGATTTGTGAAAAATGAACTGTTCCGCTCTACTTGGTTGGACACGGAACAGTTGTTTGTCTAAGGTGTTAGTGCCTGCGGAACAGTCGGAACAGTTTGAGTCAAAATTGAGCGTAAAAAAGGAACTGTTCCGCTGTTCCGATACTGTTCCGCACCATTACGGAACAGTTTTGCCAATAACCGTTCCGACCGCTCCCCTGCCTATAAGGCAGGGAGCGGAACGGTTGGTCGGAACAGTTGCGGAATACTTATGAATCAAGATTTCAAACCCATCAATTGCAGAAGGTGCGGAGCCTTGGTTTGGCAAGGTATCTCTTGGGCAGGATTTGCCCGCCGACTTGATACCCCTGTTCTCACCATTGAGGAAGAGATAATCAAACGGATCAATAAGCTGATGACCTTTGAATGTCACAAGACAAAGGTGTCCTTTGAGGCGGTTGAGAGAAGTGCCAATCGAATCAAGTGGGGCAAGTCCAAGTTCTCAGTCATCTTGGCAGAGCATCACTGCTCATCATTGAAACTCTTTGAAGTCACACCGCCCGACTATTGGGCAAAGTTATCCACAGGCAAGGCGATGAGTCAGGAGTGTGTGTTTTGAAGGAATGCGTAATCTGTAAGAAGAGCGTTGAAGGCGAATGTCGAAGTTGCTTTGGTCGCCTTAGAGCTATCTTGAAGGAGTTGCCACAGTTGCAGTTTGAATCGGGTTTCTACCTTGAGCCATCACGCACCGGCAGTGGCGTAGTCAGCGCCGAACGCTCTATCGGTATCAATGTCAATGCCTTGGATTTTTCTATGGCAACCGACCTTCTTGCCATCCTTCACGGATGGGAGGCGATTATCAGGCGCGACAGGCAGTTGACACCGCCTGCGCTGGTCAAGCGTGAGCCGACCACAGACCTTGAGGTAGATGCCACCTGTGAGTTTCACATTGCCCACCTTTCTTGGACATTGTTGCAACCTTGGGCGTTAGACTTTGCAGGGGAAGTTTGGCAGCTACACGCTAGGGGTCGTGCGGCTGCCAAGAAGTTCAAAGAGCAGGCAAGAAGGATTCCTTGTCCAACTGATGACTGCAATCGTTTTGTTGTTATCGATGTTGAACAGTTGTCACAAGATGTCAGTTGCTTTGGATGCAAACAAAGTTGGTCGGTCTTGAGATTGGTGGCACTAGCAATGAGCAATCCAAATCGCAGATTCTTTCTCGATGTAGAAGCCATTTCTGCTTGGCTACAAATGACAGAGCGAGAGGTTTATCGATTAGTAAAAAAGTTTAGTATTGAGAAAAGAGGGTCAACCTATGACCTTCAAGCACTTATGAAAGTGAGAGCAGAAAATGCCTAGAATGTTGTCAAGGTTCTCTGCTACACTATCGTTATCAGAGTTCCCTATCTCGGAACAATCCATCAACGAAATCGATGAAGCTCTTGGTCACGCTACCAAGGCAAGAAACCTTCCTCATTACACAAAACGCCAACGCGACATTGTTGACGAGTTTATAGACGACCTTCTTGATTTGAGATTGGAAGTCAAATGTTGAGCATAACAATCAGCATTGGCGATGTTGAAACAGAGATGACAACAGATCAAAACCTTTCTTTTGATGCTATTGATTCATTACTAAGCAGAGCAGTCCAAGCGACTCTCCAATCTTATCTCTCTCTTCCAGCCGAGGATCGTCTTGCTGGCTTTGGAACGGATGATGATGACGAGGAATTGGAATGACAGGCGCATCTGTCGCAAGTGTCAGATTGATTTGCCGATAACAGATTTTCGTTTTACAAACAAAGCAACAAATAAACGACACAACATCTGCAAGTCTTGTCGTCAGCTACATAGAAAGTTCTTGCGAGAAGCGCAACAAAACTATCAAAACATCTTAGAGAAGCAAGGCAATAAGTGTGCCATCTGCGGCATATCATCAGAAGAATTCAATGGCAAACTAATCATTGACCACAATCACGAAACGATGTCAGTGCGTGGTGTCATTTGTTCTTACTGCAACAAGGGTCTTGGATTCTTCTTTGACTCACCTACCTACCTAGCGATGGCAATAGAATATTTGGTGAAGCACGATGGGATTACTTCCTAGACCCTGCGCACAATGTGGAACTGTTGTTCGCAACTCTTATCTTTGTGTGGAATGCAAACGCAAAAGAGAAGCACAACGACCATCAAGACAAGAGCGTGGTTATGATTACAAGTGGCAGCAGTTATCAAAGCTCGCCCGCCAATTGCAACCATTTTGTTTGCGGTGCCATTCGCCTTATGACTTAACTGCGGATCACATAATTCCCCTGGCTCTTGGTGGCAAGTCAGAGTTAAGAAATATCCAAGTGCTTTGTCGCAAATGTAATTCATCAAAAGGTTAAAACATAAATAATTAAAATAACCCCCCGTGGCATCTACGGGTATGGGTAAAAAGTCTAGGAAACAAGCGGGTAA